CGCTAAGGTTACAAAATTGATAGGGCCTAAGAATGATTTCAGAGCAGGGGTTAGTTCCGAATTCAAAGTTAGGATCACGGTTCCCGTACTTTTCCACAGTTTTACGCGCAGCCTCACGATTGAATATCCCTCTTTCTCCGCTATGTGAATTGTATAAAGAAAGCCACTCTTCCATAAACTTTCCAACGGTAGGTGTCTCATTATAAACCGCGCTATTGTTGGCAAGCGCACGATGAGGTGCGGTATCCCACCAGGGTCCAGCTTTAGCATGACGAATCCTTTCATCATCAAGGTCAGATAGTGAGATCATTGCAGAGCGACGAACGCCACCCACTACAACTACCTCGCCAATTTTACACATCAGGTCATGGCACTCTAACGAATTAAGGCGACGACCTTTAGCATTTTTAAATGTGTTTACGGTAAACTTAAATAAATCAATTAATGGTTCTGGCCCGGAAGCTCGTCCACCAAATGTTTTGAGTCTTGCTCCGGCAGGTCTGACATTGGAAATGTCCCATTTTGGGACTTCTCCCGCCCAAAGGTTTGCGAGGAGCAAACGTAATGATTTTGCCCAGCCTTCTTTCGAATCGTGGACTGCAATGGTGTGTTCGGATTCATAAAGTTTTTCCGGCACTTCCGGCAAATTTGATATGTATTTAGCTTCCACCGAGAAACCGACACCCGTTCCACATAACAAAATGAACATCGCTTCGTCGAACGATTTAGGATCATCGATAGGCAAATAGCTGCAATTATAAACACAAGTATTATCACGATCAGCGCTCTTTCCTGCAGTCATAATGGCTCGCATTGACGGCATAAGTTCATGGTTTTTAATGGCAGAAAACAACTCATCTTTTAATGTTGTGTTATCTGTAATTGTTGGGGTGCGGCTAAAAATATAGTCTACAAAGCGCTGCACGGTTTCGTCCCAAGTTTCACGACGACCTTTATCGTCTTGATAGCGGGCGTAACGGCTGGCGGCAATGTATTCTCTGTACTGATCCATGGTGTCTTTCTAGTTATATGATTATTAAGGGACAAAAAGGCCCGACACAGTTTCTATGCCGGGCCCGCCCATCTACTGGGTACTACCAACTACTTATACTGCGAAATCTACTGCTGCTGAAGTTGAACCGCCTAACTTCTCACCTTCTTCCATTTTCATAACGTTGTTTAAACCACATGCAATGCCTTTGGCTGCAGGTGCGTTATATGGGTAAAAAGTAATTGATGCACGGCCATAACATCCGCTGTAAAACTCGTTAGCATCCATAATCGGATTTAAGTCTGCGTCAACAACGCCAGGTTTTTGTGCTGAGTTTGCATTGATAAAATAGCTGTTAGCGTATGCTGGATCTCCATCACGCTCTAAATCACCGTCACGCAAACCACCTTTTAACAACTTAGGTACTGCACCACCAAAAATTCCAGCTGCACCAGCTTTGGTTTCTTCAAATGCTTTGGTAATCTTAGCAACGGTTTCTTTGTCAGACTTAGGAATGATGATAGACACGGAGTACTTTGGTGTCGCACCTTCAATACCTGCGTATGGTTGAAACACGTGGCAAAATGAGAAACGTACTTTACCGGTTACTACTTTTGATTTTACTGTTGACATGATATTACCTTATAAACGTTAAGAGTTGGACTTTAATCGGGGCCAACTCGGCAACCCGTAAAACAATTATACACTACTATGAATCTAAATACAAACCATGTTTGGATAATGCTTGTTTCATGGCCAATGCGTTAATAAAATCTGTCATTACTGTTTTAATTTGTAACGATTGTGGATCTTCTGCAACATAATCTATAACGTCCCAAATTGTGCTTCTCAAATCCATAACAGATTCTCTCATACTTTTTCCAGGGAGTCCATCAAAATCTTTAACATATTTTTCGATAAGAACATCTGGAATTTCTATTTGCTCACCATAACATTCTACGTTCATTTAGCCACCATAACAAGTCCTACATTACCCATGGCATACCCTAAAAACATTATACCTGTTCCCATGCCGCCTTTTATGAATTGATCTATTGCTACTATGAAATAGACCACACCCATTGCCGCAATTAGCCATGTGCTCATACGAAATCCTCTTTAGCGGTTTCTTTTACACGAACCAATTTTGGTGCGCCCTCTGGACGCAATACTAAATCACCTAAATACGCTGCTACTTGTTTGTTTATTTTTTCTAATGTTGCTAAAGACTTAAGTTTGCGTGGTTCCCACAACTGTTCTGACGTAAGACCTTTTTCTACCAACACAGTGGCCGCTAGTTCATGGTCTGAAATTTTACGGTGTGTTACAGATGTTGCTAATTTAAATCCTAAAGGAATTGTGTTGTTTGTTATTGCCTGATCTAACGCAAATATTTCTACGTCATTTACCCAGGTTCTTAAGTCTTGGGCTTTGGAGAGGACTTCACAGACTTCTTCTTCAGTGAGGAGGGGCGGGGCTTTGAACTCTTGTCGAGCAAGTTCCGTGTTGAAGTCTGAACGGGCTCTACATTGCGCTTTCGCCCTACAGAATTGGCAATGTTCACCGGGGAGGAATTCGCCTGCGCCCGACCACGCTTTCTTGGCTTTGGGTTTGACAAAGTAGTTTGCCCAATCGATGAGTTTGACGATGGTTGTCCCGTCAGATGAAATGCTGTCCAAGCGAGGCTGATGGATTGTGTACTCAACTTCACGGATGTCCGGATACTCTTCTTTAAACTTGCTATACGCTCCGAGAGCATAGAGTCTAAGCTGAGTATTGTCCATTGCCGAGACGGGAACGCCTTTGCCAAACTTAAGATCAATGACTCGAATTTTGTATTTAGATAGGATGACCACGTCTGCTGTTCCAAAACCGTCGGGAACCCAATCAGAGAAGTCAACACGCTGTTCAAAGAGAGGAACATCGCCTTCACCGATTTGACTGCGGGTGTATAGAACGTAGTTATCGACGTAAGCCTCAAAATCGTCGTTGTAGTAGGGTGTTGCTTTAATGATTGATTCTTCACGTTGATATTCCTCGATTCCAATTTGTCCGAAATGATGGCGCAGTTTAATTTCTGCAAGGCTATGAGCCATTGTGCCTTCTTGTGAAAAGTCGAAAGCACCAGATGCTCGTTTTTGTTCTGGAAGTGTTGCTTCTAATCTGGCGCTTGGTGTACAAGTAAGCCAGCGTTTGGAGCCCGATGCCGATAATAGTGCATGTGCTGTCATAATATTCTCTTTGTTTAATTAACCAAAGCATAGTATAAAACAAAAAAGGAGCCTTTGCAAGCTCCTTTTGCTAAACTATTGAAATTATTACTCTTTTAATGCTGAGATAAGTTTTGCTACTTCGCCAGCAAAGTCTACTACAACTTCAGCTTTGAGGTCGATTTTTGTGTCGCGTGTTTCGCGGTAGTCTTCTTGGAATTGGCCGCGTAAAGCGATCTCCGCCAAGCGGCTGTTAAAGCCCTTGTTGTTAACGTTGGCTAGAATCTCACGTTCCCAAAAGGCTTGGCTGTGAGTTTTGGCAGTTTCTAGTGAATCTGCAAAGTCATCATGGTTTTTCTTCCACGTGTCCGCAACGTTTTTATTGATACCAATTTCGGCAAACATCATTTTTTGGGATGCGCCTTCCTTGCCCAATTCGATTATGCGTTCGCACATCTCAGGCTTGAATACGTATTTTGATTTTGGTTTAGTTGCCATTATTTTTTAGCGGTCTTTGCAGACTCTTTAAATTGTTTGGTAGTTGGAGCACCTTTGGCGCCAGGTTTGCGCATCTTTTCACCAGAGCCAGCTTTGATGCGTTCTTGTTTAGCGTGGATGTTTGCGTATAAACCAGGTTTAGTTGCCATGATTGTAAAGTTTTTGTAAATGATTGTAAAGTTTCCCGATCGGTAAGTTTTTAATCTTTTTGCTTAAAATATAAGCAAATATTCCCGATCGGTAAATATTAGTTCTAGGGTTTCCACCTAGACCCTCTTCACTTTTTCGTCTGCGAGTCCAAGACGAATTGCTTAAAATATTACTGAAACGCCTGCCATCTTTTTAGCAATGCCAGTTAATTCTTTGGTATATTGACCGCTGATAAAGGTATTAATCTCAATCGCCTTGTCAATGATCTCTTCGGTTGTTGGAAAAGCTGGGGCTAATTCTGCAGCCTCTTTTGATGTCTTGTTTAGCACTTCCCATGCCGCCAAGCTGGCTTCATGTTGTTTGACCATAAGGTCTTTAGCTGTGTTAAAAATAGAAAAGCGTAGTTCAAATGGGTTCATCATTGTAATTTCCTGTGTGTTGTGTGTAAGTAGGTTTCCGGGCGTCTCACGACGTGCCATACTCCCTACTTATACTAATGCAAAAAACACAGGTTTTCCGCCCTACTTGTCGTCAGGGATAATAATTTTCTTAATATTCTTCTGTTCCTGGGCTTTTTGCTGCTTTTCCAGGTGTTTTCTGAACATTGGCATCATTTGGTTGACCATTTCCTTGGTCATGGCTTCTGCCAAAAGACGGTCTTCCATTTCCTTTTCTTCTGAAGTACGCTTAGTGCGATCTTCCACGGCGTTAACAATGTTATTGCTAAAACCCCGGTGCTTTAATAGACGCTTAATAAAGTCATCCATTAATTGCGCTCTTCTAAATCTTTAGGTACTCCATCAGCATTTGCTACAGCTTCCAGGGATGCTTTGGCTTTTTCAAGTTGTGGGCCAATTTGATTTTGAATCAAATCAATAAACTGCGCCAATACTATAGTTTGCACTTGATGTGGTGCATTTAGAATGTTGAGCAATGTATTCCAATTTTGAATACTTGTCTCCATAGTTGCTGTCATTTCATTTAATTGCTTCATAATTGCTTCTTGTGTCATTTTTTACTTCCTTTCTTTTGTTTAATTGGAAACTCTACATCTGGTTTTAAATTTTTTAATCCTGCTGCGTCGTCTGCTTTGTTAAATTGACCTTTTTCCAACATTTTCTCAAAGCCATCCCATAAACGCTGGATCTTTAAATCATTTACATACTTGATTGCATCTAAACGATTCAAAAACTCATCATCTGAGAATGGGCCTTCTGTTCTGTCGTAATGTTGCCTGATCAACTCATCAATGTTTTCGTTGGTTTCCCAGAGCTTAATAATGTCTTGTTCTAATTCAAAACGATCATAGTTGCTAAATAGTTTCATTTTTTCTTAGCCTTTTTAATATCACCTTTAAAATCTATGCTATACCAATGCCCTACTATTTCAATTGCTGGTAGTAGTTCTTTCCAAGCGGCTACATCATCTTCGTGCCAGCCAGATTCTTTTAGCATTTTTGATACGCCCGCATAGCTTTGTGCTAAATTACATATTACAATTTGGTCAGCACAGTCATCATCAATTTCTACAATCATTTTCCACACTCCGTGTCAGGGTAACCAATTCGTTTTTCAATTTCTCTGTCAATATACCATCTAGCTTTACGTAAATCTTCAACGGCGTCTTTTTTTAAATCACAACGCCAAATATATTTCAATGCGTTACCTAGGTTAAAACCCATGTGCTCTGTAATTTGAATGCAATCAATACCAGACGGATGGCTGGTATAATGTTGGGGACGATTAACTTGATCGTGCATTTCTCATTTCCTTAAGTTCTTTTTCCATAACACGGGCTTCTTCTGTGGAGTCACACACCCAAATGCCCATAATATCTTTGTACATGCTGGTATCAATGTCTTCTACACCAGCGATGGTTTCCATAACGTAATTACCCTTGATGCGATGCTCAACAATAAAGGTTGTCATAATTTAAGTTCCTTTTTAATAAACGCAATACCCTTAGCAAAATGATATCTCCAATACTTTTCTGATACGTGAATATCAAAACAAGATTGACCTTCTAAAAACGCATTAAAAATTTCTTGTTGCTTATATGGCATTCTACCACTAATTAGCCTTTTTATGTCAACAATATCTTCAGCGTCCCATGGAAGCCAGCCATCTACATTGCTTGTAGAAGAGTTATCTAACTCGTCTTGTTCTAGCGGATCTGGATCTTCATCTGAAAGCCTTGGGGTAACTGCTTTTACTTTTTTCATAGTTCCATATCTAATGCGTGAAGTAATGCTTCTTGTGTTGTTATTTTGCCATCTAGTACATCTATTACATGCTGGTCAATACTATTAGACACTGTCAGATGGTGTATGATAACCGGCTTTTCTTGCCCTTGGCGGTATATCCTAGCATTAGCCTGGATGTAGTTTTCAGAGCTCCACGGGAGGTCAAACCACACCGTTTGGGCAGTGTCACCAACGTTGCACTGTAAATTGAGCCCGATACCCCCTGACTGGGGATGGGCAAGGAGCATACGAATCTCGCCGCGACGCCACGCTTCAATGTTGTCATCGTCCAAGACCACAGCCTGCGGGAACTGAAGACGTAGTCTTTGTAGCGAATGTTTGAAGTGGTAGAAGACCAGTGTGGGAGACGAAGATTCTTCCATGATCGACTCAAGCCGTTCCAGTTTGCTACGGTGTATTTCTTTCGTTTCTCCATCTTCTGTGTAAACTGCACCCGAGGTGAATTGCAAGAGCTTGTTCGCCAGTGTTGCTGCTGTTGGAGCTGTGATTTTTTCCCGCCCGATCTCAGTGACCATATCTTTTCTAAGTTGTTCATATTGATTCCTTGCTTGTTTGTCTATTTCAATTTTGTGATAAAGCGAAGTACAGCTAGGCAACTGCAAATAATCCTCAGCTTTAAGCGAAAAACAAATATCTGAAATTTTATCTTTAATAATCTGATCTGCATTTGATTGTAATTTCCATGAATATATTACCCTTGTATGCCTGTTCATTTGGTCGGGCATCATATACTTATCCCTAAACTTAGTTAGGGATGTTTCCAAACGTTCGCCTAAATCCAATATGCCTACCTGTGACCACAGATCAGACATACCCTGAGGGGTAGGTGTGCCCGTAAGTATTAAACGCCGTGAGAACCCCTTTAAATGCTTTTTAAGAGCCTTAAAACGCTTAGTGCTAGGATCCTTAAATCGACTGGATTCATCTATTACTAAGTTAGTAAACACTAACTTGGGTGAAAGCTCACACAGCCATGCTACGTTTTCAAGGTTTATCAAATATATGTCTGCAGAGCTCTTCATAGCTGACAATCTTGCCGTAGGAGACCCCATTATCTTGCTCACTTTGAGGTGCTTGAGATGTTCCCACTTCTTTACTTCCGTGTCCCATACTGTTTCCGCCACTCGTTTGGGGGCTATGATCAGCGTCTTGCCCTTGAACTGCTCCGCTATAATCGTGAGCGTGGTCGTAGTTTTTCCCAAGCCGGGAGGGAGAAACAATCCCAGATTGGGAATGGATTCTGCTTTTGAGATTAGTTCTCTTTGGTACGGGTGGAGTTGCGTTTTCTTTAGCATATAAATGTGACCATAACCAATCTGCAATGTCGTAGTGATCTTGCATTGTACCATTGTCTTTAAGTCGGTTGGCTCTGTGAGAAATAAATGCCACGTTGCCTACCACATACCCAAGTTCGGGCTCAATACGATCTAATTGGGGGCCGTTTTCTTTAAACTTACCTGGGCCTAAACCTGATATACCCCAATCAAACAATGTGTGAAAAATAGGGCACTCATCGCCCGCTGTTTCTCGTAAATATTTAAGAGTAA